AATCCTGCAAACTCATTACCCGAAGTCTTAATGATATCATTAATAAATGACATAATATTCCTTTCTCAAATTATTCCACTTTGTACTGCCTTGTCCAACCACAATGCCGCTTCTCTACACTTCTTTCGCTCATCAACCAACTCTTCATAATAATCTAGACTTGCTTTCTTATCTCTCTGTGATCTTGTAATATAACTCTCAAGATCCAGTAGTCGGTTGCGAATCAACTGTTGCAGATATTCAACTGTGTCATTGTCTTTCATATGAATAAACTCTCCAATGTTGTCCTTCTCTCAAGATCCCAACCAATGACCTTAACGATAGTAGAGAGAGGTTCTATAAAGCTCTTTTCGAACTGCTTAGTATAGTCAATATAGTTATGCAGTTCAAGTTCTTTTGGCAAAGTATTTGTAAACGAAATTACATGTTCACCAATTGGGTTTGGTGTTTTTAAATAAACAAACTTTACCTTTTCACCATCCTTGATGGTAGAATACTTCTTTGTTAATTTGTGTTTCTTGAGGTGATGGTTGAACAATAAAGCACCTTTCACCGCAATAGGTGTTGACTTCTTGTAAATACTTGAAGAATCAGAATATTCATTTACACCATTGCACCCTCTTGGGAATGCAATTGTCTCAACTGGTGAATTTGCAAATTCATTTTTAAATTCATCTTTGAAAGAAATCAAACTATCCTCATCAGAATTCATAATAATATGAATCGCTTTCTTCAAACCATCACGGACAATTTGTGGAGTTGAAGAACGAGTTGTTTCGATACCCATGATCTTCATCTCAGGTTCCTTCAGAAGAACATTGTCTTCGCCCATGAGAACATTCAACATGTATCGCTTTTTTGCAGTCCAGATACCCTTACTGGAAATTGACTCACGCTTCATGTGCATCTTCTGACCGAAAGCATTCATGATCTCATAGAGTTCAACATACTTCTTTTCAATGAATGGATTGATGATTTCATTACATGCTTTGTCGAGGAACTTGACTACCTTCTCATTGTCAGGAATCTTACCCTTGAATGATTTGTCAACAAGTTTATCAAGGCAAAGATAAACAGAGTCTGTGTCTGATGCAATTACATAATCGACATCAGTTGTTCCTACAGTCTTGTTGAGGAATGTATTCAAAGCATTCTCAATCCAACGGATGGACAGCTGACCGGATACAGTAATTGCTTCTGCAAGATCAAGATCATAATACCTGAAGTATTGATTACCTACAGCACCGAAGGCTGAGTTCAATTGAATCTTTCGAACCAACTGGAAGTTGTGATACTTGCTGATATCAAACTTGATCTTCTGCTCTTCTTCCTTGCTGAGATTCTTCTCGTTCTTCAGTCTACGCTTTGCGTCCAACATCTTTTCCTTGTACATCTTGCGTTCTTTGTACATGGTTTCCATGAGTTCAGGAAGGAATCCCTGCTTGTCCTTCTTGAAGTAGACACCATTCGCAGCCATACTGAGATTCTTCTGACGAATGGTTTCCTGATGATCTTTTAAAAGTAGGAACTGCTTCTTTGCTTCTTCACTATCTGGATAGAGAACATCCTCTGGTCGAAGAGTTCCCCGCTTACCCATCTCATGCTTCATCTCAGGTGAGATATTGTATTGCATGATAAGATGTGGATAAAGTGAATCCAAGTCGAAGGATACGATCCATTTGTGCATACCGACCTGTGGTTCTTTTACATAAGCACCGACGAATGCAGTATCCTTCTCTTCAATGTTCTTTTGTGGAATTACAATCTTCTTGCTGTTCAAATAATGATAGATGATGGTATCCCAAGTTCGGACTTGAGAAAACACATCAACTAGATTTACTTTTGCGGAATACGCAAGAGCAAGAGCAAGTTCAAGAAGTTTAAGTTTCTGTTCTAGTTTTACAACTAGATCAACATCCTTGACATTATACTGGACAAACTTCTGGAAGTCTCTGGTATACATGTCAAGAATACCATCGAATCCCTCGAAGGATGCTTTCTTCTCACCAAGTTCTGCATATGAAATATGATTGAGACTGTAGGATTCTTGGGTTACGAATGTGAACTTCTTGTAAAGATCAAGATAGTCTAGAATAGAAACACCAAGCAGATCATAAGCAATCTGCTCTCTCTGCATGATATAAACCTTACGGGGTTTTACAATACCCCAAGGAGAGAGTTTACCTGCTTCACCATCACCAAACAGATTTGTAATGCGATTCACAAGATATGGAATATCGAAGAACTGAATGTTCCATCCAGTGATGATGTCGAAGTCATAATACTTCCACTGCTCAATGAATGCTTGAAGCATTTCCTTCTCACAATCATACTCAAACACCATATGATTGTTCTGAACTGGCTTTGCTCGACCAAGACAATAAGTATGAATAGTTTCCTTGCCTTGCTGTAGGAAACGAACAGTGATAATGTTGACCTTCTGATCTGCTTTTTCTACAGTTGGGAATCCATCTTCACATTGAGTTTCAATATCAAGATAGCACACCTTCAGAGTGTTTGGGTCATACTCTAGATTTGGAAAACGATCACCAATGAACTGATATTGATAATCAGTATTACCATAGATCTGATAACCAGAAACATCCTTGTATTCTTCGATCATCTCTCTGCAATCAGAGATAGAATCAAATTCAAAAGGAACAACTGGAAGATTATCCAAAGTCCTCCAAGGCGTTGTCTTGATCTGATCAGGACCAGCAGGAACATAAAGAGTTGGAGAGAACTTTACCTTCTCTCTTACTCTCTTACCATTCTTGTACCCCGTGTACAGAATAGTGTTACCACGGACAGAAACATGTGTATAGAATTCACTCATTCCATTATTGTAGTAAGTGGGGATACTTCTTCATTGTAACGCTTGTATGATAACGCATGATACTCGGAATTCAACTCTATTCCTAGATAATTCCTGTCATTCATACACGCTACGATCCCCGTAGTTCCAGAACCAGAGAATGGATCTAGAACAGTTCCACCCACCGGACAACCTGCTACGATGCAAGGTTTGATCAAATCCAATGGGAATGTTGCAAAGTGTGCTCCCTTGTATGTATTGGTAGCAATGCTCCAAACATCACGCAAGTTTGCAGTTTCATAATTTTTGTTAAATCCTGAGTGTGCAGGAAGACCAGTTTGTTCTTGCCATTCCTTGGTCTTTCTCTTGTGACCATTTTCTGTACGCTTATCTTCAGGATGCTTTGAAACAGTTTTTGTAGACTCGATATCATAATAGTAATTCTTGTTCTTTGCAAGCAAGAAAAAATATTCATGTGATCGTGTTGGTCTATCTTTGACACTCTCTGGCATAGGATTTGTCTTGTGCCAGACGATATCACTGCGTAGAATCCAACCATCCTTCTGCAAAGCAAAAGCAACCAACCAAGGAATACCAAGGAGGTTCTTGTTCTTTCCGAATGTATCACCGATGTTCAGCCAGAGAGTACCATCATCACGAAGAACTCTCTTGACACCCTGAAATACTTTCACCATTTCATTTACATACTCTTCTGGAGTATCTTCAGTTCCAATCTGATCATCATTATGATAATCACGAAGAGCGAAGTATGGTGGTGAAGTAACACAAGTATTAATAGAACACTCTGGAAGAGTGTTTAGAATTTCTCTGTTATCACCAAGTAGTACTTCAAACTTTGCCATTCTTATCCTTCACATATGAGTGCAGAAGAACCATGTAGTTGATCACATCAACAACAGTATCTTCAAATGATTCGTTTGATACTTCCATCTTACCAGACTCAACAAACGAAGAGAGTCTGCTCATCTTGTCTGTAAGTCGAACAAGCATACCACGCTCTGTTGAACAAATACCCATCGACTCTACGCGAGTAAAGTTTGCAAATGGTTCTGTTCCTGATCGACCTGCATAGTCAGCATTCTTCTTCTTCATCAACTCTCGTGCTGCATCACACAGAAACACATGATTGTCTAATAATTCTTGTTTTGTCATAATGAAACTCCAGTAGATCCGAATCCACCATTTCGATCTGTCTTTTGAACTGGCTTGTCCGTTGTCTCTAGTATATCATAAGTTTCGCACTTTACAAGTTCTGCTTGTGCAATTCTATCACCATGATTTACATAAAGTTTTTCATTTGAAATATTGTGTAACATAATTTTTGATTCTTCAATATAATCAGAATCAATAATTCCTTGTGCATTTGCCATCACAAGACCTTGCTTAAATGACAAACCAGAACGAGCATGAATTCTTACAGAATATCCTTCTGGAATATCAAAAATAATTCCAGTCGGAACTAAAAGTCTCTGACCAGAATCAATTGCAATATAACGATTATTTTCTTTTGTATCAAAAATTCTTGCAGCACATTCTCTATTATTTGCACAATAACCTTTTACTTCATAGAGAGGTTGACCAAGATAAGCATGTAAATCAAAACACGCAGATTGTGCAGTTGCTTTCTTTGGTGTCTTTACTTCAGGGTATAACTTGTAGATTTTTAACATGATAAAAGTATAACCTCACAAACAAAAATGTCAAGTACCAGTTTCTATATTAGTTATCTCTACGAACAAATCAGGACTTAGTAAATGTAATCTTTTTCCACAATTTATTCCTATAACCAAACATTTTGTTGGATCTTGTGCAAGTTCACCATAATACACAAATACATCATTTGATTTTAAATCATAATGTAATGCTTGTGGATCATTTGGATCTTTTAATTTTACAATAGAAAGTGGTCTTGGATTTGCCATTTCATGCTCCTATTAATATTTCTCTACTTACTGGTCTTCTAATTCTTGCTGCTAGGTAATCAACATGGACACCAAGTGAATTTGCACTTAATAATGAACCTGCTTTTGAAACAGTGATTCCTACACCCATATAATCTCCAGCGGCGGCAGGATAATATGTAGCAGCAACAGATGGTGCCATTGTAGATTCTTCACTTGTACTATCTGTCATATTTTTAATCTTATAAGTTGTTGTAAAAGTTCCAGATGAATTCTTTTCAACACACAGGTACAATCTATATGTTTTATTTGCTGCAAATGACATACCAGTTGCTTTTCTTTCTGCTACTGTATCCTTTACAAATATAATTTGCCAATTTGTATCTGTTGTTGGTGTATCGTTTTCAGCAAGTCTTTCAAAATAAACACCGTCTGCAACTGCAGCATTTGTCATTACATTCATAAATCCAAATCTAACTCTTCCTGGATTTGTGGCAGTATCAAAAATTGTTGCACCAGTTCTTATTAAACATTCTGCTTCATATTTTGTAACCAATCCAGACGATGGTGTTGGTATGCCCGGTAATATAGATGCATGGGTTGCAATCGATGAGTATCCTGTAGTATTACTCGTTGTTCCTGTCAATATATTAACTGCACCAGAACATGCAGATATACCAAAAGCGGTAAATGAAGCAGTAGAATTATTTGAAATTGTTCCACCGTTTGCATTTGCAAGATAGAATGCCGCACCTTGATTTGATACTGTGCTTGTGTATCCCTGAGAAGATATTGCGTCACTAAACATAATCATGTCAAGTTGACTTGAATTTTTTGTGTTTGAAATTCCGTGTAAAACAAAATCGTTTGTTGATTTAACACCATATGCCATAATTATTTCTCAAGTGTAAATTAATATTTCTCTACTCACTGGTCTTCGAATTCTTGCAGCAACATAGTCCGCATATAAAGATATACTTGTTGTTGTTGCTGTTACAGTTTTTGATGATACAAGTGCTGCACCCATATAATCACCGGAAGCGGCAGGATAATATGTGGCAGCATTTGATGGTGCTGCAGTAGACTCTACTCCTGTATTATCTGTAACATTTTTAACTTTATATGTTGTAGTATATGTTCCAGAGGAATTAACTTCAACACATAAATAAAGTCTATATGTTTTACTCGCAGAAACAGTAACAGTAGTATCAACTCTTTCTTGAGAATTGTCTTTTCTAAAAACAACATTCCAAGTAGTATCTGTAAGTGTACCGTTACATATAAATTCTAAATATACACCGTCTGTTGTTGATTGCATCAAATCCATAAATCCAAATCGATAATATCCTCTTACAGTATTTGAATGAATTGTGGATTCTGTTCTTATTAAACATTCTGCTTCATATTTTGTAACCAAACCAGACGATGGTGTTGGTATGCCCGGTAATATTGCCAAACTTGTTTGTAATGCACCATAACCAGTTGCATTGTTTGTTGTTCCTGTAGCAAGTGTGACAGTTCCATTAGCATTACCAATACCAAAAGCAGTAAATGCAGTAGTGGAATTACTGGTGATGGATGAACCTGTTCCTACTGCACCAAACCACACACCACCAGATGCTGGACTTGTTGTAGAGGGTGATGGTGTTGATATTAAATCTGTAAATATTAAAGTATCAAGTTGAGTCGTGTTCTCACTTTGAGAAGTAGAAGGAAGAACAAAATCATTTACTGTTTGTACACCGTATGCCATATTTACCTCATTATACTACTATCCAATTAGAACCATCGCTAATTAAATCAATTGCTTGATATTGTCTATTTAATGTATATGTCGTAGAACCATCTATTGTTTGTGATGATGTTGTAGCAATTGTGAGCACACCCGTTCCACTTTGTTTTATTGTATATCTGTTTGTATTTGAAGCCGCTGTTGGCATTGTCAAAGTAAATGTGCCAGATGTTACATTATAGACATAATCTGTATATGCTGTAGAGCCAGCACCTGTTGTTCCTGTAATATTATTAACACTTCTAGTAATAATTGTAGATGTAGTCCAAGAAGCAGTTCCAAGTGAATCTGTGCAAGTTAAAATTTTACCAGATGCAGGTGTGGTTGTTGCTATCTTCAGAGTCGTTGCTTGTAACTTTAATGTATTCTGTGTATCTGTTATTATTACACTTGTTCCATTAAATGATCCATCATCACCAAAAATAACATAAGGATCTGTTACATTATCCACTGCAGAAAGAACACTAATAGGACCTCCATATAATGAAGGTGTTACTGTAAACAAAAGCGGTGTAGAACCGCCAGAAATATTAGCAGATCCTGTGCCATCTGACAAAGTTATTGATGAATCTACACCAGTTGAACTTATTAAATTGACATAACCCTGTCCTAGTGATCCAGGAGGATTATCAGAAACATCAGTATAAACACCAATTACAGCAGATGAACTAAATGATGTTTCCGATACTTTAAATTCTTGATTTGCTTTTGGTGATGCACCTGATGATATATTAATTCTATTAGCAGTTCCTGAAGATGTGACGCCAAACACAGATCCTGTCGTCAAAACAGATGTAGATGAAGCATACAACAAACCACCAGAGGTAAATGATGTTAAGTTAGTACCACCATTGGCGGTTCCTAATGTTCCAGTTACACCAGTAGTCAATGGTAATCCAGTACAACTAGTAAGTGTACCTGATTGTGGTGTGCCTAAAATTGGAGTTGTAAATGTTGGTGAGGATAATGTTGGAGAACTTGCTCTTACAACATTACCAGTTCCTGTGTTTGCTGTCCAAACTGGATTTGTGCCATCAGATGTAAGAACATAATTATTAGCACCAATTGTCAATTTTGATAATGCTGTTGTGGTTGATGCATATAATAGATCACCAACAGCGTATACAGTCTGTCCAGTTCCACCCTTGGTAGCACCAATAGCGGTTGCATTCCATGTACCAGTTGCAATAGTTCCTAATGTGGTAATACTTGTCTGACCAACATATGTGTTCTTGATACTGAATTGTGTTCCACTGAGAGTAAGCGTAGTCTCATCTGCGGTGAAAGAACCAGCACCAGAGAATTGTTGCCAAAGAATTGAATCTGTATCTAGTGTGGTTATTGCCTCAGTTTGAACCCATCCAGTATTATTATATAAAGTACCATCTGTGACGAAACAGAAGTCACCACCCGCCCAATCTGCAGCAGTATCACCATCACTTGTTCTTCTCAATTCTCTTGCTGCATAGACATAATATGTACCGTTTTTACTAGCACCGAGTCCACTTGCTTCATTCTTTACTAAGATTTTACTTGCAAGCGATTCTGTGTTGTTTGCAGTTAATGTTGTACCATCGCAAAAACTAGCATCGGTTGCTGCTTTTCCACCAGTCCATGTAATTGCTCCACCTGAATATGAAACTGCAGTTGTTGTAAGCACTGCTAAAGTGTCAGTTGTTGCAGTTTTTACAGTTGCGTGGGAGTGCAATCCTTGAGCAACAGAATCTACATACGCTCTTGTTGCTATAGTGGCAGTATCAACCGCAGCAGTTACTGCAGTGGATCCGTTATATGATGTTCCTGTTAATCCTGTTCCGAGTGTTAGTGCGTTTGTCGCTGTTGCAGTTACTGTAGCAGAACCACCTAACGAAATGCTTGATCCGTTTACAGTAATTGCTGAATTCGTTAATGATGCATTTGGAATATTTGATAAAGTGTTATCAGAACCGCTTATAGTTTTATTTGTTAATGTTTGTCCACCTGTTAATGTTGCTACTGTAGAATCTATTGCAATTGTAACTGCACCAGAACCGTTGAAAGATGTACCAGATAATCCAGTTCCTATTGTCAATGCATTTGTTGTATTTGCTGTTACTGTAGCAGAACCACCAAGTGATATTGAACTTCCATTGACTGTAATAGATGAATTTGTTAGTTTATTGTTAGCGATTGATCCTGCTAACATTGTATTGGTGACTGTTCCTGTATCTGTTGTGTAGACACCATTTGTTACTGTACTAGCATTACCAGTCAATGCACCAACAAAACTTGTAGATGTTACTGAAGATAGTCCAGTTATACTAGTTATTGTTGCACCAGATGTGAGAGTAGTTGAACCAAGAGTTGGAGCAGTGTATCCACCACCACCAACAGCATTGCCATCAACTATCAAAACCGCTGTGTCATTTGTATCACCAGAACCAATATATATTTTTTTATCTGGTATATTAATGGCAACTTCACCGTGTTCTAAACTTGCCGGTGTGTTTCCTGGGGTATCGGATCTTTTAAGTTTGATTATTGCCATTAGAATGTTCCACCGTCTAAATCTATTGTAGATTCACTTATTGGTACAAAACTTCCTTCTGTTGTTGCATTCCCTGTTCCAATCCATACTTTATTGTCCATAGTATTTATGATCAATGTTCCTGCATTGTAAAGAGTGGATATATCTGGTGTCTCTCCAGCATTTTCTAAAATTACAACATTACTCAATTCGAATGGTGTTTTATTCAAACCAACACCTAACCAAAATCGTTTTGATAAATTATTTATTACGATTTCCCCCATAGGAATACCGTATAGATTTTGCGATACATCAGTCTCATCCAATATTGGCGTTTCATTTTGACCGCCATCTAGATAAAACGCAGCAACTGCAGGATTGGATCGTACCGTTCTTTTTGGCATATTATTTTACAATTACTGTTGTACTTTTTACTTTTATAATTTTTATTTTATTGCCATTGTAATCTGGTTGCACTTTATTTGCTTCTTTTGCTGTTGCTTTTAATTTTTTCATTTTACTTTGGATTCTACTGTGAATCTTCCTTTGCAAAGTGGTGTAACAGTGCTACCATTCTTCAATCTTAGATAATGAAAATAAGTTCCCGGTGTCAATAAAGCCATTGTATCTGCGTTTATTGTTAATTTAAATGAACCAACACTTGATCCGGTTTTGATAATTGTACCAAAATAAGTATTAGTATCTGGATATTCTAAAGTACCTTCTGTTTGATTGCCCGCTGAGTCAATCATGAACAAAAAGGTTGATGTCTTTGTGGAAGTTTTTTTCAAAAGAAATTCAATAACATTTGAGGAAGATGTAATGTTTACTGCTGCCTCAGATTCATCTAAATATTCAAATTGAAGTTCTAGTGTTGAGCCTTCTTCTGCTAGGATGTCGTATGTTCCGCCTATCATCTTTTCTTACCTATGTGGTACTTTGGACAAAGTTCCCACTCTCCCTTTTCTTTGTGTGGTATGATTTTAATTTGATTGATTGGTGTCAGTATACTGTTCATCTTTTCTTTATCCGCTACTGTTACCAATCCCCATTCCTCTAGTAACTTTGCAATCATGTTTCTTCTGCCAAGATCTGATTCATTTATGTCTGAAGGTAGACCGTCTAAAGAAAACAACTCCTTGAAATGAACTATGTAATATTTACCTCTTTTGTGTAAAATATGACACGACTGATATAGTTTCTTTTCTTTCTTAGAAGATACTCCTATTCTGGTCAGGGTTTCTTTAACTTTTAGGAAATCATCCTCGTTTTTCAGGGTTACTTCTAATAATGAACCCACATCAAATGAGTCGCTTTGCATAATTATTCTTTCTACAAAAAATGACAATAATATCATTTATATGTATAAAAAATAATCATTAGTCCTGCACGGACATAGTATCCCTTATTTTTTGAATTTGGGTCTTGGTGAGGAGTGATTTGTATTCTATGGCTCTTTTATTTGAAATATTGTAATATTTCATAATATACTCAATATCTTTATCCTCGGTCTTCTTGAGCCATTTAGAAAACCTCTTCCGGGGACGAATCTGATGAATTAAATATTCATATTGCATCTGCTTTGGTAGATGATAATGGACATTCATTTCATTCGCATGGAATAAAGTATCATTGAAATATGATAAACTCTTGTTGACTATGAATGGTAGATATTCCTTGTCGGTCATATCACCAGTTTCATACAAATTCTTCTTTGAAAGATTAATTGAGTTTATAATATCCCAGATGTTCATTTTTCAAAATCACATTCCATTGCAAGTTGAACAATACAAGCAACAAGATTGATTTCCTGATCGGCAACAAACGCAGACTTGTATTGATAATCCGCAATAATCAAAATTGCTGTAGGAATAGATGCAGCAGTAAGTTTCTTTGAAAGAACATCATATAGTTTACGGAAGATCATTGACTGATCATTATCAAGATTTGAGAAAACCCAAGAACGAATATTTGTAATATTCTTGGTCTTCATATGACCCATCAAATCCTCAATATCAATATCTCCCGCTTCAGCAAGGATACCAGAATCAATATCACCACTTGTAGAATATCTCTGAAGTTCATTGATAAGTCTACGAAAGTCTGGTGTGTGCTTGATTACTAGTTTTGCTAGAACCTTGTCGTCATACTTTACATTTTCATTTGTAAGAATGAACTTTGTTCTTTCAAAGAACTGTGATGAGATTTCCTTCTTTTCCTTACCATCATATCGGAAATCAAGACATGTACATCGTGAATGGAGTGGTTCAATGACCTTGTTCTTGAAGTTGCAAGTTAGTATGAATCGACAGTTCTTTGCAAACTCTTCCATGAAACCACGAAGAGCAGGTTGCATACTGGAGGGATTTGCATAATCAAACTCATCTAGGATGACAACCTTGCCATTACCAGAAAGAGAAACACTACTGGCAAAGTTTCGAATCTTCACCCGTAGTGTATCAATGTTCCCGTCTTCTGAGCAGTTGATCATGATATGATCCATGCCCATTTCAGCACAGAGTGCTTTTGCTACACTGGTCTTACCACAACCGGCTCCACCAGATAAAAGCATGTTGGGCATATCCTGCCAGTCGCCCTTGACTATCTCCGAGAAGAAAGACTTCAGACGATTTGGCAGAATACAATCCGCAACTTTCTGTGGTCGATACTTTTCGACCCAGATAAACATGTCATTGTTTGTTTCCATACTCAATCCTTATAGGTCGAATCTGCTTGCAGAGCAATCCAGTAGCAAAGATCCATATCCTTGTGGCTGAACTTGCTAACGATCTGCTTGCAAAGTTCTACTTCATAATCACCGGGGAACAACTTGAGATCTTCAGTCTTGAAGTACATCTTGAATGACTCCTCACCGTCATGTTCACCCACGGGGAATGAATAGAAGTTTGAACTTGGATCAGACTTGTCTGTTGCAAACATTTCAATCTTACCTTCCTTACAATCATCGATGTTGTAACGAACACCAATGTCTGGAAGTTGAAGAACTGCTGCTGCCTTTAGTAGTTCAGCAAATGCCTTCTGAGTCAACTCAAAAGAAACTGCTACCTTTGGCATCTGTACCTTCTTGGTAGGAACAGTCAACAACTTTGGTTCACAATAACGATAAACAACAGATGAACTGTTTGAACCACTGATTGTAACCGACTTTTCACCAAACTCAAACTCTGGATCATTGAAGAGAGAGATTGTACCAAGGAACTTGTTGAGATCCCAAATACCAAACTCAACCTCAAAGGTTTCATCAACCTCAACCTCTGAAAGAATGTTCTTTACTGGTGAGATTGTGCTGAGTGTGTTGCCTGGCTTTACGAGCAGGTTTGAATTGACCGACGCATAGTTCTTTAGAATGTCTAGTGTACGCTTGGAAATTTTCATAGTTGTAGATGTCATCACAGTCTCCTTTATCACTTAGAGTTCTCTCTAATATACTCTATACCCGTACTAAATTCAATAAATTTCTTACGAGGATTTTCAGATACTCCCGGTGTTGTCGGAACATAATTTGTAAAACCGGGCATCATCAATGGACAATGTACTTTTGGATACTCTAATTTATAGTATGCATCCTGTCCGTTGTCAAGTTTTCTTGGAGAAAGTTGTGTAAGTTCTTTATCACCACAACCACAAGCACCACAAAAATGTGAGCCGGGGAACTTAACACTATCCTTTCTATCTGCACACGGTGGTAATTTTTTATCAGGATCACCGTGGCAACTTAATTGACGCAATTCAATAGTAACGGGTTCTGCTTTATTATTATTAAGACCTCTGGAAACCATTGATTCTGTGAAAGTTGCTGCTTTCTTTAAGAATCCTGCCTTTGGTCTTTGTACTTTCTCGTCACTTGATGGTTGAATTG